TTTGAAGATTTCTCATCTAATTTTGTATCCTTACCAAACACCCAACCACCGTCACCGCGGAATGGGTAGTTCTTTAAATCATGGTTAGGAACAATGTAACCATCTTCTTTAGGTACAAATAGTTCTGGTCCGCGCTCTCCAACAATGTAAGGGCTCTTTTCATCTACGTCTCCGCCCTCAGCTTTAAACAATCCCGCAATTCCCCTTGATAAAGGGTTACCAACTAAGAAACCAGTAAGAGCACTAAGTGCTCCATTACCGCCGCTACCTAGTGTTTCAAAGAAACCTTTCGTTGCGCCAAGAGCAGATATAAGACCAGTAAACTTATCCATTTCAGTAAAGAAGCCACTTACATAAGACATAAGTTGGTCTGCTCTACCTTTAGCGTCAGCAATAGCTGGGGCTGTTGTAGAGATAAACTCTGATGCTTGAGCTGTTCTTTGTCCCTGCATATTTGCAGCAAAGGTTGAAAGACCTGCGTCTTGGGATAGTTTCTTCATCCTATCGCCGCTCATACCAGCAAACTGTGCTCCGCCTGTAGACGCCTTAAGTAGAAGTCCGTCTTCAATCATTTTTCTTAGGTACGGGTCATTACCAAAAAGGTTGTCAAGCATGGTAGCAATAGCGTTACCAGGTAATAAAGAAAGTTTAATATCATTAAGAGTAGAACCAGACCCACCAGTGCGTCTCTTTTGACTTTCAAGTTTGTTCCACAAGTCATCAATAATTGCTCTTGGGTCACGGGGCATTCCGTTTTCATCACGAACTCTAATGCCTACAGCTCTTAACATGTTAACGCTTCTACCGCGGTTCATTGCGCCCACTGCTTGTGCAGCACCTTCTCCACCCATACCAGGGGTCATGTTAGATAAAACTGCAGAACCCATAGCTACTTGTTGCATGTTCTGTTGATTACCGCCATAGATACCGCCTTGTGCAAAGGTAGCCATCATTCGCATATTATCAAGAGGGTCTTTCATCAAGCCAGCTTTTGCTATTTTGTTTAAGAAGTCTCGTGTTTGGTCGTAAGCACCGTTCTTGCCGCTCATGTCAGAGAGGCCACCAAGTACACCTGGCATACCTGCTTGAACTCGACCTCCGCCACCTAAAGAGATAGCAGCGCGTGATGTATATAGCTGTGCTTTAAATGCATCGTCTGTTCCTGGCATAGCCATTGCAGCGGCAGTGACACCAGCTGCAGCTATTTGCGCAGGTGATGGTTGTCTGAAGACATTTGTATTTCCGCCACCTTGAGGGGCACCTGCAGCAGCAGGACCTGTACCACCTGGGCCACCTGGGCCAGCGGGGCCGCCTGGTCCACCTGCTTGTGGAGTAGAGAAAGTAGGACCAGCCATAACAGTATTGGCGCCACCTGGGCCACCAATACCGCTAAAGGCATTTTTAAATTTTGCACCCATGCGGGTGATTTTTGTTTCAGCAGCGTTAAGTGAGCTGTTGATTCTGTACTCAATGGTGCTAGCCATTTGTAAAAGGGTAGAGTGAGCACCACGGCTTGATTGTTCAAACCGCTGCATATTATTTGCAGCATTTCCACTACTGGAACTGCTAGGCATATTTAACATTATCTAGTCCTTCTAGAACGCTCTAACCAATTAAGACGCTCTCTGGGTGAGAGGCTTCTTATATCTGATAGTGACCAACCAGCAAAAGTTCTTGTAAGAATTTCGTACTGGTCTAACAGGCTTTCGTAATCTGTTTCACTAAATGCGAAACAAGTCAAGCAAGGACAGCGGAAGAGCCATTAACTCACCACATGCCTTACAAGCCTTGGTCACCTCCCCAAGGCGTGGACCTGGGTTACGCTTGATGATTTCATCAACAAGCTTGGTTCTATCTGCCATACCTAAAGATAAAGCAGTTATAGCACCTTCAGATGGTTCTCCGTCTAGTGATACTAAGCAACCAGCTAGTAAAATAGTGTTTACTTCAGCAGGTGTTCTTTCAAAGTTCTCCATGAGCTTTCTTTGAGTCACACCGTTAGGTAGGGCTACTACAGCCTTACCCTTCTTTGTTTCTATTTCAAAAGTTCTATCTTCCTTTGGGTCTTTTAGTTCCACTTCTGGAACATCAGAGCCTAAAGACACAGAAACCTCTTGAGAGTCTCCGCAGTCACGACAACGTGCGGTAAGGTTAATGTCATCCCCGAAAGTCACTCTTCTAATTGCTAGAAGGATGGTGTCTCGGTCGCCAGCTAAGATAGAGTCTAGGTCTTCCTTCTCGGCGTTCCTAGAGCCAATCTTTACAAGGCCTCTTTGCAAAAGTACATTGAGAGCTTTACCTGAGGTACCTGCTTTTGCTACAGCTTCCTCGTCAGCTCCGTTAAGTTCTCGTACCTCAACTGTGTTGGATACTTCACCATTTGGCTCAATGAAACCACCTGGCAACTTAACAGAAGACTCTGAAGGGGCCCGCGTCTTAATGACTTGTGCGGGCTCCTCCATAGCCTTTGCTGCAAATTTCTGTATTAGTTCTGCGTCTGTAATAATATCAGTCACGATTTATGCTCCTAAGGGTTGTTAATTAAGAAATTTTTCCTGCTGCGTCTTCTTCAGTGCCATCTTTAGTAAAGAAGACTGATAGGCCTTCATGTACTAGAGTCATTGACTCAAACAAGATTGCGCCGTCTGCTGCGTTAAGGTCTGTATAGTTTAGCGCAGTAATCCATGCGTTGTGAATCTTGAAGCCCATCTTGTACTTCTGAGCCTCTGTTGGCCCAGAGTTTGGATGGTCAGCTACAAACACTTTGATGTTAACACGGAAGCTTTCAGCAGCTCCTGCTGCGCCGCCCTTTACAGCAATACCTTCTCCAGATGCTGCTGCAAATAGACCACGCATCCATGTGATTGCCTGGTCATTACCAGCCAATACTCCACGTTGCATAGTGATTGGTGTAAAGGTAGTCATACCAGGTACCTGGTGTACTGTGGTGTTGTAACCACCTTCACGGTACTGAATGGCTTGAGTATTGATACTCAACCCACTGATACTGCTAAATCCGCCAGACCATGTGGTGATTTTTGTATCAAAGACTTTACCGTCTTTTGCTACCTCAAACTTAGCGAAGAACCGAAACGAGCGTAACGGGTCTGTTGCCAGTGTTGAGTGGCGATTGATTATGCTGCTTGTCATTTATTGGGTCTCCTTTACGCCACAGTAACGGTGGCTCCACCGTCAAACTGTCCAATTTTAATAATGATAAATTCAGCTGGACGCTGTAGAGCAACGCCAACTTCAATGTTTACGTACCCGTTGTCAATTGAGCTTTGTGGGTTGTTTTGTGCATCAACCTTTACAAAGAACGCTGCCTGTGGGGTAGCGCCTCGTAGTCCGCCCTTGCTCCAGAAGTCAGTAAGGAAAGTACTGATTGAAGAGTTGATACGGTTCCACAAGGCTTCATCGTTTGGCTCAAAGATTGCAAACTCTGTAAGGTCTGTAAGAGACTTACGTAGATAGATAAGTGTACGACGTACAGGAACGTACTTGTCTACATATCCACCCTTGAGTGTGCGTGAACCCATGATTACAATGCCTGAACCAGGTACAAACTTAATTGCGTTTACTGGAGCAGCTGCAGAGTTAAGAGTATCAAGTTCACCATTTGTAAGAGTTGCAATTGATACAACTCCTGATAGGCGAGCAAGAAGACCAGCTGGGGCCTTGAATACTCCACGTGATGCATCAGTTGTTGCAATAACTCCCATAACTGCTGCGCCAGAACCAACTGCACGTGTACGGCCTGTGCCAGAACCAGGAGCAAGTGTTGGGTCAGAGATAACAAGGTTTGGATAATAAACAGCGGCAAGTGAGCTTGCTGTGTACTGTGCAGCTAAAGCTAGTTGTGTAGAAGACTCATCATAGATACCATCAATAACTACAAACACATCTTGACGAGAGTTTGCATAACCAATAGCCGCATTAACTACAGGAACAGTCGAGTTTCCAGGAACGTTCATAATTAAAGACTGCTTTATTGTGTCAAAGTTTGTAAGACCAGTTGCATAATCGGTATTACCTAGAGTGTTTCCATTGATGCCAGTAGATAGAGTTTGGTTTGTTACAACAGCTGGATTACGAGTAGTACCTGTGTTTGCTGAGTTAAGGTCAGTTAAACGTACGTAGCCAGAAGCTGCGTTAACAATAGCTGTTGCATAACGAGCATTTGTTGCTGTCATTGAAAGGTCAACGTGACGCTCAACTAGGTTTGCATCTGTATTGCCACCGTAGTATACGAACAAATCAAATAGACCTGTTGTTGCTGAGTTAGCGATGCTGATGTTAATGCTGTTACCCCATGCTCCAGCGTTATTAGCTTGAATCTGAAGTGTTGCTGATGGGCTTACTGCTCGGTCTGATAGTGAACGAGTTGCTGATGTTGCGCCGTTAGCAACGCGGTTAACGTAGCACTGGCTTCCACCATTTGTAAAGAACATGTATACAGCAAGTGGTAAATCATTACCAGCTGCTCCTGCTCCAGTACTTGTGTTCCAAGTACCGTACAGTGTTGAATACTGGCTCCAAGATGTAATTAGTGTAGGTGTTCCAATTGGACCACGGTCGTTTGCGCCAATGAATGCGCCGACAGATGCTGAGTTTGGACCAACTACAGGTGCGACAGGGTTTAACGTTTCTTCAACGTAAACTCCTGGACGTAGAACTGCCATTAGATTTTCTCCTTTGTTTTAAACAAGTTTGACATTTTTTATACTTTTGTTAATCCAGTAGGGATGTTCGATGTTTGGTCCGTTAACTCAGGAAGGTTAACAAGTACTTCTTCAACTCGTGAAGCCCTACGGCCTGCATCAAGTGGAGTAAGTTCACTGATTACTCTTACTGTGTAGATATTGCGTAACAACCTGCGGTTTCCAGTTTCTCCGTCTACCGCATCTCGTTTTGCAAACCCATCAAGAAACATATGACGGCGTGAGGTCTCTGTGCCTAGTTCGTTTGGAACTAGTAGACCGCCATACTTTGATGGAAACTTGTGCGTCAATTGAAGCATCATTGCCCTGTCGTGACGCGGGTGACGGGCATAGGTTGTTATTTGATATATCAAATCAAAAGCTACTGGTAC